CTCCCGAATTTGATCCAGAAAGAGCGTTAAGTCCAAGCGCAGTGTTATTGCCCACAGCACCTGCGCCAAGACCTACAGTGAGTCCTTGAATGGTTGCTCCAAGGGTGCTACTCAGCGTTCCCGTGACAGCAAGGCCGGTGGAGGAGAATCTTGATGATGTTCCACCAGCAGTAATTTGGACTTGGTCTGGGTACGTGCCATTAGTTGCGCCATAAACCAGAACGTAGCTAGATGTCGTGCTGTTGGATAGCGAACCGCCAGTCGTTGTTGTACCTGCTGCAATGTTTGCAGACGCGCCCGATAGGGTTACGTTCCCCGTCGCACTCAGCGTTCCCGTGACAGCAAGGCCGGTGGAGGTTGCGGTTGCCTTTATAGAGCCACCACGCCAAATTTCAAAATCATGCGCCGTTGTGGTTCCAACATGACCGTTTCCTGTGGTGCCGTCATATCCAAGCTCAATAGATACAGCGGCATCACTTCTCTGAAATACACCTAATGGCTGATTGCCACCAGACGCATCAAAAGACTTAATAGTTAAAGCTGTTGTTCCGCCAGAAGTTTGTTTTGCACTCAGCGTCGTAAACGCACCCGCCAGCGGAGTTGTCGTGCCGATGATGACGTTATTAAGCTGATTGCCGCCACCTGCTACTGTGCCGGATAACGTGAATGCGCCGATGGTGTTGGCGGTTAGCGTTCCCGTAAGAGTCACATTACCTGAAGCATCCAGATACACAGACTTCGTAGCCGGATAGGTAACAAATACGTCTTTGGTTCCGGCGCTAAAACTAACTGCTGCGTTGGCGTTGGACGATTTGAGGATGGTTGTTCTAGTAAGCGTATTACCAGAAGTTGCATACGTGCCAATACCCACTTCCCACTCAGCTACACCCGGATTGGATATAGCGTAGTAGCAGGTATTGGTGTTACCAATCGCACTAGAAAATGTTTGGTAGCCGACAACTGCGCCAGCCAGTGATAATGCCCCAGTACCCGTTGTAGTGGATGTCTCCCTTACACGGTCAGCTAAAATGAGCGCCATGATTCATACCTTTAAGCAATATTGAGCAGTGCGGTGCTAGGAGCGTTGGCTGGCATCGTCAAGGAAAAAGTCCCTGCGGTCACCGTCTGCGAGCCAAAGGTATGAACGGAAACAGCTTTGTTGGACTGAGTGCTGTTGTAAATCAGGACAGCATCAAACGCGGTTGAGAGCGTCACGTTGGTGTAGGTAATACTAGCCGAAGGTGTCCAGTAAGCCGTAGTGCCTGAAGTCGTAGGGACTGTAGCATTGGTAACCGTAACACCGCCAGCCGTGTAGTTTGTGCCTGTAACTTCGTTGGTAACAGAGTAAGCCGTGGTTGTAGCATTAACCGTAGCGGACGCTAGATACAGGGCCGCTTTAAACGTGTCGGCAGCGGTTGAGCCACGCGTAGGCGCAACGCCAAAGTTATGCGTCCCGGTAAGAATCTCTGCTTTAAACGACGTACACATTGCCTGAGTATTAGCCATTACAGTTCTCCTAAAATCGTTTCAGTGACAAGTGAGTTTTTAAGCTCCACACTGACAGAGCGGTGGACAAGTTCATCGCCCAAATAGTATTCAACCCACGAGGTCTTCTCGTTATGGTCTTCCATGTTGCCATCTTTCCTGACAAGCAAAGAATCATCCATCTCGCCTTTTGTCGTAGTGACAATCATTATGCAATCCTTATAATGGCTGAAGTGCTATCTGCCGTAGGAAACTGAACCGTAAAAGTTGCTGTTGAAGTCTTGTCCGCACCAAAATCTAGCACACAAATAGCCGGATTAGTAACCCCATCATTCTTGTAGATTAAAGCTCCACGCGCTGTCAAAGCACTTGTCCACACTGCATTTGCAAATGAGAAGTAAGCTGTAGTGCTTGTCCCTGTTGTTGGGTTAACCGTCACCACCAGAGCTTGTCCACCGGCTGTATAGCCTGACGCTACAACTTCGCCGGAAGAAGTATACCCAGCGGTGTCAGCATTCAACGTAGCTCCATTCGTATATAGGGAGATATATAGATTAGTTGAAGCCGTACTGATACTGAAGGTACCGCTGGGTAATCCTGATTTAAACGTGTTGCAAGCGTAGTTTCCAGTAAAAGCCATTATTGCACCGGTATCCTAACTTGCCCACTACGGTAGGCATCACGACGGTTTTTACCATCACCAAGCTGTTTAAGCAGCGCAAGGGACTCTTGATACTTACCCTCATAATTAGCCACCATATCTGCCTCAGCTTTTACAAACACAGCCGCCTCACGCAGCGAACCATACAGCAGAACAGTTTCAAAGTTGTTACCCAGCCAAGTTGATCCAGCGGTCACAATCGTTTCAGGGTAGTAGTAATAGTGAAGCTCTACCTGATAGGACGCGTCTGGGGTCGGGCCAAGGATCAAAGAAGAGTCGGTGAACTGAGCGTAATGCGTAGGCGTCCCAGTGTCGCTAGGTACCGGAAAGGCTTCGCGGATGTAGTTGACATCTTTATCCAACAGGAAACTTTGTGCGCTCGTGGTGGGGTTAATCACCGCCAAGGAAAACGTAGCCAGCCAATCAGAAGGAAGCGACAGGTATTTATTACCGCTTGTCATGTAGCCGGTCTGGTTCTTGCGAATAGCCGGTATCTGGACTGAGTTGTAGACCCGTTCTTCGGCAAGTTCAATGAACGTATTGATCTGCTCAACGCTGGTCAGGGTCGTTACTGTAGTCCCATCACTGCCGTAGAAGACAGTGTCGGGGAAGTCGTTCTCTATGTAACCCTTGATCGTAACAAAAAGCGTTGAGTAATCCATGATTACGCCATCGGGCCACGGGCCATTTTGCCTTTGGTCTGCGCTTTACCACCACGCACCTGAATGCCAGAGGTCTTCACTTCGTTCATCATGGAAGTGCTGACATTACCGGTACTCATAACCCGATTTTTAAGATCACTCAAGTCTTTACCAGAACCGGGATTATTAACAACCGTTACAGACTTGCCATCCATCGTATGGGGCTTGGCGTATGCAGAAGCTGGTTTATTATTAACCATTATTTCCCCTTCTGATTGTTTACACGGGCCATATTACGGCCTACAGCTTTCATAGACATTGAGGTAACACCGCCTTTTTTCATGCCGTGCATCTTTTTCTCATGCCCTTTAACCGCTTTACCAGCTTCCACATCGGCAATACGTTTAACTTGTTTCTTATCCATTTGAATCTCCTAGGTAACTGCTATTGTAACCGTGCCAATACTGATTGTGAGCGCCAAGTTGTTAGGCGTCAATGCTGCATCAAACTGCTTGGAACCACCCACCGGATTCCAGCCCCACTGAATTATCCTGCTACCACCACTGGGATACCCATCGTCCCCAACCCCAGAAGTCACGTAACTTACGTCCGGTCTGGGGTTTCTAACCGCCTGTGGATCATTCACAGGATACATACCAAGCAACAACTGCGGTTGATCTGGCTCCCAGCACTCAGGGCAGACCATGATATTCACGTTCTTGGTCTTAATGACCAAGCCCTTCAGTTGCGTCAGTTTATACCGAAACCCGCACCGGTCACATTCAGCAATTGAATTCTTGCCGGATGAAAACTGACTCGGCATTACATGCTCCCTATAAACGCCTGACGCGGCACAAACCGTATTGGAGCCTTCTCTCTATCCTCGGTAGACGCCCAATCCCAAGCCTCGTCGTAGTCGGCTTTTAGCATCTGGATGCGGGATTCTGCTCCGGGTATTTTCTTAGCGAGGTGATAAGCGAGGCCAGCAACCATACACGGGATGAAACGAAACGGCACATCCTGACCGTTAATACCATTGCCAGCATCAAGCATACGGCGCAAACGCCAATACACAAATGTATAAGTTTGGCTGTTATCTGGCTTAGGCCAGACATGAATCTGCGGGTAAACGACGGTATTGGTTGCGTCTGTAGCGCCTGTTTTTCTCTGGAACCACACTTGGATTGGGCGACCAGTGGCGTTTTTATTGGGGATCGTGGCATAGGTACTCACAGAAATACGGGAGATATTGATGTCGGTCTGGTTAGTGCCAGTTCCCGTGCGGATAACGTGGTCTAACAGATCAACCGTGTCTACGGGTAAATCATAATCACCTACGTTATAGGTCAATACCTGATCAACTTGCTCAATTGTCCACAGGTTAATACCTCGGTTAGCCCATTCCATTGTCAGCAGGTTTAAACTACGCCGCGCCGTCCGCATGTCGTAGCCAGAACGAAGTTCTGCCCCACATCTCTCAAATGCTTCTTCAACCAGATTGTTTAAATCAAGGTTGAATTCGGTTGTGGCTGTAGTTTTAGCTGCCATACTATCTATAC